TTCTAATGTATATCCACTCAACTCTCCTTTTGCAGCTCCAGACACCATTGTTCCACCGGTTATATTTACACCGTTATTCATTCCTAACAAAAAGATGTTATCCATTGCATCACGAACAAAAATTTGGCTTCTATTATAAGCAGCTAATTTTAATTGATTTGTTGTGTCATGGTTTATCTTTTGTAATGTAATAGACAAAGTTTGTGTAAAAAAGGTGGATCCGGTTGCAGGATCAGAATTAAAGTTTACAGTCATTGAGCTCAAATTTGGTCTCAAATCATATTGCAATAATGTTTGTTTAGACACAGTTGGAGTTCCGTAAGTATCCCAATCCTGAAAATCTGCATCAGACATCTCTAATTCAGATATTGTTGCAGATGCCTCAATATTACTACAATAATTTGGTAATATATAGATCATCTTTAAACCTCCAACACTGTCTTTGCAGTCTACAAGTCTCCCTAAAGTTAAATTACAAGCCATTTATTTATATTTTATATAGTTAAAAGAGAGGTATATTTCAACCCCTCTTCAAAAGTTTTTTGCTAATTAGTGAGTATGTCCAACAACACCGTCTCCTGCAACTCCTGTTTGAACACCAACTGCAAAATTCATAATAATTCTCACTGAGTCATTCCCCATATACTGATACGTAGGAATAATTGAAGCTTCTGTCCAATCTGTTGCAAGATTAGTTCCGTAAACCATGTTTGATTTGTATGTTAATACAATAGCATCATCAAACATACCAGGACAAACGTGAATAGGTATTCCTAAGTATGTCATCCCTTGTAAAGCTTGATTCGATCCAAGAGAATTAATACCTTGACCATTACCTGCTAATGCTAATTCTTGCATATATAAACCGTATGTCTTTAATGAAACATAAAATGCAATATCCGGCTTAGATAATATACCAGGAACATTTGCAACTGCGTTATTATATACTAAACCGAATTGATCAACTGCATTCGTGTTTGCAATTGCCGTAATTGCTTGACCTTGAAAACTAGCCGTTGCACTTGCAGCCCAACCTGCAGCATTAAATACTCCATCATTTGATAAGAAACCAACAGAATTATTTGTTCCGTCTAATATTCCTCTCCAAATTCCGTTTTCAATTTGTTGTCCTGCGTTTGCAGCAACTGTTGACATTAAAAAGTCAGAAAAGTTTGTTGGTATGTCTCCGTTACGATCCATATTTTCACCAATCCATGTTGGAAAAACAGTGCCTCTGCAAACCTCTTCATTAACTTTATATTGAGTTAATGTCAATACTTGCTCATCAAATGTTGTATTTGATTCGTCTGAAAATCCACAAGCATCAGCAACAACCGGTGTTGGAGATCCTACGTTACCTATGACGGCTTTTTTATTTAAACCATCTATTTGTCTAACAAATCCTTTTGCAACCGTGTCAGGACTTTTAACTGCCGCAGCAACATAAGGCAAAGCAAGTTTACCTGCATAGGTATCTGCTACAATTTCTATGTCGAAATTTCTTTTTTTATTTAAGTTTTCTTTTGCCATTTTTTTAAAATTTATTTATTGTTTATATAATATGTTGCTCTCTCTTTAACGGACAGCCCTTTTAAATCCACCGTTGAAGACATATTATTGCCTTGTGGATTATACTTTAATTCTTCTGTTGCAGGAGACTTTGATAATTCAACAACTTTATTACTTAAGTCTTCTACTTGTGTTATTAATTCGCCTATAACATCCTCACTACTCATCTTTGTTTTATCAGTTTTTTCTTCTTCTGTGTTTTCTTCCTCTTTTGATAATTCTTCGGTTTCTTCTTCACCTTTTTTACCAAACACCTTTTCTTCAAGTGCTGCAACCCTGTCTTTCATTTCTTCAAATGTTTTAGCCCAGTCTGTTTCTTCTGCAATACTTTCCTCCATTTCTTCTTTATTTTCTTCTGATGCTTCTACGTCTTCTGCTTCCTTTTCTTCACCCAAATCTAGTATCTCTGATCCCTCTCCTATTGACATTTTATTGCCGTTTTCCATTGTGTATTCACCTTTTGGTAAGGCCTCTGCACCACCATCATCCGACACCACGAACACCTTTGATCCAATCATAAATTGCTCGTCTTCTGTGGCAACTATTCTGCCGTCATCTAATTTCATTTCTGCATAAAATTTTACAGAATACGTTTTTGATTTGTCATTCATTTTTAAAAGCTTTAGTATTTTGTCAATTGTTGTCATAACTATATATAAATATAAATTAAATTATTTTGTTTAAATCTCTTATCGTTTTACTGTTCTATTTTTGATAGCAGCACAGACTTTTGCAGCTATTTCCTCACTTCCGTATTCTCGCTTCATGTCTCTTATACATTCATTCCAAGGATATTTAAGCAAAGCCTGTTTTTTGACAAATGAAATATATTCTAATTCTTTATATTTTTTTTTATATATTCTTTTGCCGTTTTCAGACATCTCGCTAATTGTT